CTGACGATACAAAAATTTATTATTTTTTATTGTCCTCTTGACGGGGAGCATACCAGAGCACCCTTCGGGGTGCTTTTCTAGTGCAAAAACAAAAACGAAATGAATGAGGGGTGGTGAGGCGTGGCAAGAGCACCCGATCAGAGGGCTATTGAAGCGAAAGAATTATATGACAAAGGGCTGAAATTAATTGAGATTGCTAAGGAACTGGATGTTCCGGTTGGGACAGTTCGGAGCTGGAAGAACAGACAGTGCTGGGATAATGCAACGTTGCAAAAGAAAAAACGCAACGTTGCGAAAAAAAGAGGCGGTCAGCCAGGGAACAAAAATGCCAAAGGGCATGGCGGGACAGGGCCGCCGGGAAACAAGAATGCAGTTAAGACAGGAGAGTTCGAAACTCTCTTTTTTGATACCCTGAATCCGGAAGAACTGCAGCTGGCCGAGACGATTGGGCTCGACAAAGAGCAACTGCTTTTACAAGAAATACAGCTACTTACGGTTCGTGAATACCGCATGTTGCACCGAATAGAAGCATTGAAAAATGCTGAAACACAGCAAAACGAGGATGAGAAGTCGCCACCGGGAATGACGGTAGTAAAATACACCGATGGACTGGAAAAAGGAGACTGTACAGAACTAAAAGAATATGCCGGAATACTTGGCCAAATCCAGCAGATAGAAGATGCACTCACGAGGGTACAGGCCAAGAAACAGAAGGCAATCGAAGCTATCCATAAGTTTGGCTACGATGATGCCAAGTTAGAACTTGCTACGATGCAGTTAGAACTCCAGATCATGAAACAGGATGGAGGATCGCATGAAACAGCGGACGACGGATTCATGGATGCCATGAACGCTACAGCTTCAGAAGTTTGGGGTGATCAGGATGTATGAAAAGATCACAAATCTGAAGAAAAAGCTCCAGGCTATGAAGAAAAGCCGTCTACAGACAGTATATAATCAGATATTCAAGTTCAAACCGTTCTCAAAAAAGCAGAAACAGGTACTGACATGGTGGTGTGCGACGTCGCCCGTAAAAGATTACGATGGGATTATAGCAGATGGAGCTATCCGATCGGGAAAGACAGTGTGCATGTCGCTATCCTACGTGATGTGGGCGATGGAAACGTTCAACGGACAGAATTTCGCCATGTGCGGGAAAACCATCGGATCATTTCGAAGGAACGTACTGTTTTGGCTAAAACTCATGCTAAAGGCAAGAGGCTACGGCGTGGTAGACCACAGAGCTGACAACCTGATAGTGATCACAAGAGGAAAAACGACTAATAACTTCTACATATTCGGTGGAAGGGACGAAAGCTCCCAGGACCTGATACAGGGAATTACACTGGCAGGAGTCTTCTTTGATGAAGTGGCGCTTATGCCGGAAAGTTTCGTGAATCAGGCTACCGGCCGATGTTCGGTAGATGGATCGAAATTCTGGTTTAACTGCAACCCTTCCGGACCTTACCATTGGTTTAAGGTCAATTGGATAGACCGAGCCGTTGGATACATTGGAAAAGAACGGGCAGCAGAGTTAAGGGCGAAAGGTGAACCGGTCAAGAATATCCTATACGTACATTTCGTAATGGATGATAACCTGAGCCTCAGTGATGAGATCAAAGAAAGATACCGGAATACATACAGAGGGGTATTCTACAAACGTTACATTCTCGGCTTGTGGGCGATGGCAGAAGGTGTTATCTATGACATGTTCGACAACGAAAAACATGTGGAAGATCCGAATGAATTCCAAACAAAGCTGATAAATAGCAATAGATACGTTAGTAGCGATTATGGAACACAGAATGCCACAGTTTTCCTGCTGTGGAACAAAGGAACAGATGGCGTCTGGTACTGTACTAGAGAATAACGGCTTTGATGAGTATGTGTATGTTGCATGCACAAAAGGCGATGTATGTCCGATTTGCAAAGGGCTGGACGACAAGCATTTTAAGGTAGATGATATGATGCCGGGAGAGAATGCTCCACCAATGCATCCGAACTGTCATTGCAGCACAGCCGCATATATGGATAATGAGGCTTATGAGGAGTGGATAAACAGCTATCAGGAACATGGATTGAATTTCGAAGATTGGAAGGTTTCAAGGGAAAGCGAAGAAAGTAAAAAGAAATATAAATATGCTGATACAGTTGTGAAGAAATCACTTCTTACGTCTTCGGAGTACCGAAAGAAATTCAATCAGGTATCCGGCAATTCAAAGGTGAATCGTAGAGCATGGAACATTTCCAAGGATATGCTAAGTCATAGATCTGGTACAAAGTTTGAAGATTTGGCATTTATCAATGTAGTCAATGGGAAATATGCAGTGAACAAAGACTATGATGTAGAGAGCAAGGCAAATATGAATAAACAAATGAAGCAGTTGCTGGAAGAATCGGAGCCAGAAACGATTATCGCAATACATAACCATCCAGGTAGCAGTGTGCCGAGTCTTGCGGATTTGATGACTTGTGTGAACCGAGGGTACTATTTTGGACTGGTAGCTTGTCATGACGGTAAGGTGTACAAATATTGGGTAGATAAGAATAAATTCAATTCTGTGAATGCTGGATTTGCCCTTGACCGGATGGAAACGCAAGGGTATGATAAAGAAGTAAGAACATGGTTGGAGCAAGCAGGAGTGTATATGGAGGTGTGGTAGCATGGATGAAGTGTATAAAAGAATATGCGATAAATTGGGTTGTGAACCTAAAGATATTGCAATTCCGGAGTTTGATACAGAGGATGATTCATGGGAAAGCCCTTTTAAAGTACTGACTAATGAAGAAATGAATTATATAGTGAATCACGGCTGCCTGCCAGGAATTGAACCAATTCAAAAGTAGCGATGCTGGAATATCTTTGGAGGTGCTTTGATATGGCAGTTGATAAAGAATATGAAAGAATATGCAAAAAACTGGGATTCATTCCATCAGAGTATAAATATGATGGACCGATAGAAGAAGACGATACTTGGGTAAATCCATTCTCGGTTTTAACTGTAGAAGAAAATGATTATCTGTATGAAAACGGATATTTATATCAGAAATAAGTGTCACTAGTTAAAATGAGTAGAATGGATATGAAGTAATGTGGTATGGAAAAATGACACAAGAGCTGGAAAAGCTATATGACGATTACTACAAAATGTTTGACCGTACTCCTGATGGATATATGGAGCTGGAATACGGAGAAGGCTCATATAAAGCATATGTGAGAGATATTAAAAAATCATTAAAGCTGAAAAAAGAATTGCCAGAGTTTGTAGAATAAGTGTAAATTACTTCAAGAGTAAGGAAGTGAGATAAATGGCTCAAAATGATTATTTTGTGATTGTATACCGAGTTTTAAAGTACCTTTATGATTGCCTGAAAAAAGGCGAAAAACCAGAAGCTGAGTATTTAGTTGCATCGACGTACAATATCCCGGAAAATTATTGGATATACATTCTTTTAAGCTTGATTAACGAAGAGTATATTAAAGGGATTAGGGTTAATCATACAAAAGAAGGAGTAATTTTTGGTGATTTGCAAGAAGCTATTATCACTCCAAAGGGAATAGAGTATTTATTTGAAAATTCATTGATTGAGAAAGCCAAGAAAACATTGAAAGATGTAAAAGATATGATACCGTTTATTTAGAAAAGCCACTGATCATAATGATTGGTGGTATTTTTATACTCATTTTTCTCGGAAAGGATAGATGCAATTTGATTGAAGTAACCGTCCGCAAGGATGAAATAAAGACATCCGGACATGCAAATTATGCTGTTTCCGGATCAGATATCGTCTGTGCCGGTGTAACAGCACTTGCACAGACACTGATCAAGTCCATAAAGGACCTGACAGACGATAAAATTGAATATGAGATATCTCCCGGGAGGGTGGATATAAAGTATGGGAATCTATCAGAGAAGTCGAAAACTCTGGTGGATTCCTTTTTCATTGGCATCTGTATGATTGCCGAGGAGTTTCCGGAGTATGTCCGGATCATGTAACTTAATGTGACCGGGATGTCGTTAAACTACATATTCAAGATGCAACGACCTGGGCTTAAATGAATAGGGCGGGGCGGAAAGGATAGATAAGATGAAACACATGAATAATCACTGGAGAATTCCAATGAGCAACCTGCAGTTATTTACAGAGCCTGGAGGAGACGGCGGCGGATCCGAAGGAGGGGACGGTGCCGGAGCTGGGGGAAATCCTGGAAATAACAACAACACAACAATGTCATTTGATGAGTTTTTGGCACTGGAAGGCAATCAGTCAGAGTTCGACCGGCGCGTCCAGAAGGCTGTTAATACGGCTGTGACAAATGCACAGACCAAATGGAAGACACTGACGGATGATAAGGTATCAGAAGCAGAAAAGCTTGCTCAGATGACCAATGAGGAAAAAGCAAACTACCGGGCGAAGAAAGCGGAGGATGCACTGAAAGAGATGAAACGTCAGAATGCCCGGTCAGACATGGCGAAAGAAGCCCGTAAGATGCTGGCAGATGAGGATATCAACATTCCAGATGAACTGGTTATGAACCTTGTAGCAGAAGATGCAGATGGAACCAAGGCGGCAGTGGAAGCCTTTTCTACTATGTACAAAGAAGCTGTCCAGAAAGCAGTGAAAGATGCCTTAAAAGGAAAACCTCCAAAAGCCGGTAACGGTGGAGATAAACCACCAATGACAAAAGGACAGATCTTAGCAGTGAAGAATCCGTCAGAAAGACAGAAGCTGATTGCTGAGAATATTACATTATTTCAGTAAGAAAGGAAGTATGAAACATGCATGATATTAGAAGATTAGGTCTGCAGGTATTTGCAGCACCGAATAACCTGACAGGAGAAGTGCAGATCGAGGTAAAAGCCAGAGAGATTGACTTTGTCACATCCTTTGGTAAGAACCTGAAGGCACTGTTAGATATTCTGGGAATTACCAGAATGATCAGGAAGGAAAACAATTCGGTATTAAAGACCAAAACGGTAAAAGGTGAACTGCAGTCAGGAGATGTTGGAGAAGGCGAAGAAATCCCGATGTCCAGATACACAGTAGAAGAAAAGCCTTTTGATACGATCAAGATTGAAAAATATCGTAAAGGCGTATCTCTTGAAGCCATTTCGGAAAAAGGTTATGAGGCGGCAGTACAGGATACGGATGATGAGTTCAAGTCCGATCTGCAGAATGTAGTGACTGATAAATTCTACGCACAGTTAAAAGCCGGATCTCTTACAGGACATGAAACAACTTGGCAGATGGCTGTTGCGATGGCAATCGGAATGGTTGTAGCTAAATTCCAGAAGATGAAGAGAACGGCAACCGGAGTAGCTGTTTGGGTAAACACACTGGATGTGTACAAGTATCTCGGTGCAGCAGATATTACACTGCAGACTGCATTCGGATTTAAGTATCTGACAAATTTCCTTGGAGCGGATGTGGTATTTGTTACTTCTGAGATTCCACAGAACGTCGTAATTGCAACACCGCTCAACAACATGATTGCATATTATGTTGATCCGGGAGATTCAGAGTTTGCTAAAGCTGGACTTGGATTCACAACAGATTCAGAGACAGGATTTATCGGATTCCACTCAGAAGGAACATACAGCCGTATGATTTCCGATAACTACGCAATCATGGGCTTACGTCTGTTCTGTGAATATTTAGATGCAATCGCATACATTTCTGTAGGCGAATCTGATACACAGACCTTAGGAACATTAAGCGTAACGTCAGAGGCTGGATCAGAAGCAGGGGATACAAAGCTGACAGTGAAAGAGCAGCTGCTGTCACCAAGAAACTGCTGGAAATACAAAGATGCTGCAGCCGCAACTTCAGTAACTTACGGCATGGACGTTAAGAACTGGTCTAAGTGGGATGGTGAATCAGAGATTGCTTCGACAGCAGGGCACCATATCACACTGGTTGAATGTGATCAGAACTACAAAGCTGTTCGTTCTGGTGATGTAGCTGTAACTGTCAATCCAGGAGCATAGGAGGTAAGGAAGTATGTATAAGGTAATCAAACATTTTATCGATCTCCATGATAACGATCACTCTTATAACGAGGGAGATATCTTCCCTCGTGAGGGAGTAGATGTCAGTGAGGAAAGAATCAAGGAACTGGCCGGCAGTGACAATAAACAGCACACGCCGCTGATCGAACTGGTGGAAGAGGATCCGGACAATACAGCCGACACAGATACTGCTGAAAAACCACCAAAAGCCGGGAAGAAGAGATCTGAGAATAAGGTGCCCGAAAATAAAGAGCCGGCAGAATAGGAGGAGCGTATGATTGAAGATCTGAAAGTCTTGTTGGGACTGCCGGAAGAAATAGACGAGGAGTTAGAAAATAAACTATTGCTGATTTTGAAGGCTACCAAGCAAAGGCTGCGTTTTCTTCTCGGGGGATTAGAGCCTCCGGAAGAGATGAATTATATCATTCTGGATGTGTCAATCATACGGTTCAACAGAATCGGTTCGGAAGGGCTTTCCTCTCACAGTGTTGAGGGAGAAAGTCTTTCTTGGTCGGAGAATGATTTTGCGGGATATATGGATGATATCCGGGCATATCTGGATGATCAGAAAGAATCAAAGAAAGGTAAGGTGAGATTCCTATGAGATATGACACACCTATATACTTCCAGAAACTCACCCCTGGAGAGTATGATCCGGCTACCGGTAATTACGGGGAAGACACGATATCGGAAGATATGAAGTCTGCCTCAGTCATGGATACCGGTACGAATACGATGATGCTTGTCTATTCCGGAATTAAGGAAGGCAGCCTTACCATTCACCTGCAGAATCATTACGACCGGCCATTTGACAGGATTCGCGTAGGGAATAAAACATACGGTGTAGATTTCAGCAGGAAGCTCCGGACGAAGCAGGTATATGTTGTGTCGGAGGTGGTGTGATGGGAGTAAAGCTGATTGGTTTTGAAAAGTTGGAGGCTAAACTGACTAAGAACATGGATCTGTCTGCTGTTAAAACAGTAGTAAAGAAAAATGGAGCTGAAATGCAGAAAAAAGCTATGGAAGAAGCTCCTGTGCTCACCCATCATTTACAAAAGTCAATTATGTTGGAAATTACAGATGGCGGCATGACTGCAGAGGTTGAATCAACAGCGGAATATGCAGGTTATCAGGAATACGGAACGAGATTCATGAAAGGAAAGCCACATATACGTCCGGCATTTGACGAGCAGAAAGGTAAATTTAAGTCGGATTTGGGAAAACTTGTGAGGTGATAAGATGGATCCACAGCAGGAATTGTTCAGCGCCGTTTTGATGGCATTGAAAGAAAAATATAAGGATACGGGAGTTGGTGTGCATGACACGGTTTTACCGCCGGAGGACACACCATATCCATTTATTTATCTGGCAGATTGCTCCGAGAGTGATCAGGCTACAAAGAATGAGATTATCGGCGAGACTAATCTAACGTTGAAAGTCTGGCATGATAATATACGGCAGAGAGGAACGGTATCTGGTATCTTAGCAGATATCAAAAACATCTGCAGGTCTATCGAACATACAGCGCACTATGCTTGGAATATGCAGAGACCGACACAAAGGATCCTGCCGGATAATACAACGAAACAGCCGCTTCTTATGGGAGTTTTGGTAGTTGGATATAAATTTAGTTAGGAGATGACAATAGTGAAGAACAGAAAGTTATTTGGGCTGCAGTTATTTGCAGAAGCAGTAGCAGGAAAAAAGATCGTATATCTGTACCGCATCCTGAGTACAGAGAAAGATCATGATGCAACAGCACTTGCGTTCACAACAGAGAATGAACGTACAAAGTCTAAGGACGCTGATTCGACAGTGACAAAAGACGGCACAGTACGTACACCGGGGGCAGCAGAAGGAGAAATCACAGCATCAAGCCTCTTAAAAAAAGGAGATGAGTTCATCGATGAGTTGGAAGCAGCACTCGACGATGATGAAAAGATGGAGATCTGGGAAGTAAACTTAGCAGAGCCGCAGGCGAGCTCGACTGATAAATTTAAGGCAAAATACTTCCAGGGATATCTTACGGAAATTGATAAGACATCCAATGCAGAGGATAATGTTGAGTTATCGTTGACATTTGGACTGGAAGGAAAAGGCGTAGATGGCTATGCAACGGTTACTGCAGAACAGCAGGAAGTAGCAGCATATGTATTTGCAGACACTCAGAAGACAGGAGCTTAAGAGGGCGAGAAGAATCGTCCTCTTTTTTGATGTGCGACATCGCACAGAAGGGAGATAAAACAATATGATGGAACTTACAATCAACGGAACAGTATATCAGTTTAAATTCGGGATGGGATTCTTAAGAGAAGCAAATAAGCTTACCGTAGTTCCGGTTCAGGGAATGCCGGGAACCACAAAAGAAATAGGAGCAAGGTATCTGATCGCTAGTGTTGTGGTTGACCAGGAACCGAACGCGCTGGTAGATCTGTTAGATTTGGCAAATGAGGGAGAGAATCCAAGAGTAACAAAGGCAATGTTAGATTCTTACATTGATTCGGAAGAGGTAGACATCGATGAACTCATGGAGAAAACAAAAGATTTTTTATCGAAAGCAAATGCTACCAAGAAAGCAGTGAAAGAGATCTTGAAAGAGTACGAAGAACAGATGGCGAAGAAGAAGGCTCAGGAGCTGTAGAAGAAGACCTATATAAGACCGTAGCAAGGAATTGCTTCCGGTATTTTGGCTTCACGTCATTTAAACAGGTGGATCAGCTGACATTGGCGGAATATGAACTTATGATGGAGGCTTTGGAGCTTCGGATGCTTGACGAGAGTTTACATGAACATCGTCAGGCATTTTTGAATTTTGCGGTAAAGGCAGAAAAGAAAGCCGGTAAAGGCAAGACCAAACCAGTTTACAAGAGATTCCGGCAATTCTTTGATTTTGATAAAGAATTGAAAAAAATGAAGAATCGAAGGAAACCATCCAGATTTGCTGGAATAACCAAACTGCTGGATAGAGAGGAGTGAGAGGATGGCAGAGTCGTATAGTGTAAAAGCAATATTATCAGCGCAGGACAAAAACTTTTCATCCATTATGAAATCATGCCAGGGATATGCAAATAATCTGAAAACCACTCTCACCGGTGGTCTTGGATTCGGTGCAATGGCTGCAATTGGCGGAAAGGCAATGTCGCTTGTTACGAATTCGGTCACTGATTTGTCGAAAGAAACTATAGAAACATCGGATTCCATGTATAAGTTGCAGGCAGCTATGAGATTTTCCGGGTATTCCGAAGCGGAAATACAGAGAATAGCCGGAGCAACAGGTACATTAAAAACGTATGCGGATAAAACAGTATTCTCCCTGCAGGATGTTATGAGTACATTCGGCGCATTTTCGGCAAATGGAATCAAAGACGCAGACAAGTTGACGGAAGCGGTCGGTAATGCAGTTGCTGTATTTGGCGGAGGTGCAAAGGAATATTCCTCGGTAGCACTTGCGATTTCACAGGCAATGGCAGCAGGAGCTTTACATGCTCAGGATTGGAACCAGATCATTAATGCCAGTCCGCAGCTTGCTGGAGGCTTACGGAAAGAGTTGATTAAGCTGAATCCAACATTAGGTAACGACTTCAAAGGAGCAATGGAAAAGGGTGCAATTACCGCAGACATGCTCGGACAGGCTATCAATAACATTGGTATGACTGACATGGCGAAAGAAGCAGCCACATCCGTAACAACATTTGAAGGCGCTATGGGCAACTTGGAAGCATCTGCAGTAAGCGGAATGATGAAGCTTTATGATACTTTCGCAAAGTCTAAAGTGATTGATGCAATCAATGGGATGACCGGTAAGGTGGAGGCGGGATTTGACAAATTGTCCGTTGGAATTCCAAAAGCAATCGAACTTATATCTCCATACTGGAACGTGTTGAAAACAGATGCAAAAGAGGTAGGGACAGCCTTTGGAGAGGCAGCTGGTGCGATTATTGACGAAGTACAGGAACTTACCGGAGCATTTGGAAAAAAGGAAAGTGTGGATAATTTCTCTGAAAGCATGGGAACAGCAACAGGTGCATTGACTACATTTGCGGATTTTCTAAAAGATCATGATAAAGAAGTGGCAAAAGCGATTACACTGTTACCGAAATTATATGTTGCTTTTAAAGGCTTTAAAATAGTCAGTGCAGTTGCTCCTGGTGTCAAAACTTTTGCGGGCGCAATTGTAAGCATGACAGGAAAAGGAATAGCGACACTGGCAGGTAAGTTATTTGGCGTAGCAGCGGGTGAAAAAGCGGTAGGCACTGCAAGTAAAGAATCATCAGGAACTATCCTAGAATCAGCAAAAGCATTTGTAGCGATCGGAGCGGGAGTAGCATTGATAGCGGCAGGATTTTCCCTTTTGGCATATTCAGCCGTGCAAATCGCACAAGCTGGACCACTGGCAGCAGGAGTACTGATCGGCATGACAGGAGCAGTGGCAGGATTAATGGTCGTTGCCAAAAATGTGGCGCCGGCTATGACGGCCGGAGCAACAGGATTCATTGCCTTTGGTGCAGCTGTCCTGATTGCAGCAGCGGGAATTGCTGTATTATCACTGGCGGCTGTTAATCTGGCGAATGCGGGACCGCTTGCTATAGGCTGTATGGTTGGCATGGTTGCGGCTATTGCAGGGCTTGCCCTTGGAGCGGCAGCCCTCGGACCGGCATTGACAGCCGGAGCAGTAGGTCTCGTTGCCTTTGGTGTAGCTATATTACTGGTTTCAACCGGAGCACTGCTGGCAAGTGTTGGGCTTGCCATAGTAGCAGGTGTACTTCCGACCATTGTGCAATATGGAATTCAGGGAGCGGCTTGCATCGCAACCCTCGGAGCAGGCATGATCGTATTTGGCGCTGGGGCTGCAGTAGCTGGAGCAGGGTGCATTGTTCTTGGCGCCGGACTTGTAGTGGTAGGTGCAGGACTTGTATTAGTTGGCGCAGCTGTCCTGATAGCGGCAGCGGGTGTGTTGCTTCTGGCAGCAGGCACACTGGCCCTTGGTGCCGGTCTTACAGTAGCTGGGGCAGGACTCCTATTGATGGGAGCTGCATTCCCTGCCGTATCATCCGGAGCTTTAGCAACGGTAGGAGCACTGACAGCCTTAACAGCATTATCATTAGGTCTTGCGGCCGGAATGGGAGCATCGGCTGTTGTAGTGGTTGCGTTTGGAGCAGCTATGGCAGGTGGCGCAGTTGGCACCCTTGCAATGGTGGTAGCATTAAAGTCTGTCAATTCAAGCATGAAATCCATAGCCGGTAATGCCAAAAGCGCCCAAAGCTCGCTCACGAGTATGCAAGCCAGTGTAAATGTGGTAAATTCCGGACTGGACGCATTGGGAAGTAGAGCAAAGTCAGCGGTTAATACATTGGTAAGACAATTTTCAAACGCAGAAGGAAAAGCAAGGAGTTCCGGGAACGCTGTTGGAAACAACTTCAATAACGGAGTCCGCAATGGAATGAACCGGGCAGTATCCACAGCAAGATCCATGTCTGCATCCACGGTAGTGGCAATGCGATCAGCCGGATCCGGTTCATACAGCTGTGGTGTGTATATAGGCGCTGGTCTTGCAAATGGTATGGCGAGTCAGGTCGGACGTGTAAGATCTGTCGCAGCGCAGTTGGCAGCTGCAGCAGAGGCGGCAATTAGGGCGAAGGCGCAGATTCACAGTCCGTCAAGGGTGTCTGACAAATTAGGTAGTTATTTTGGCATTGGATGGGTTAATGCAATATTAGGAAAAGTTAAACTCGCAAGAAAAGCTGCAGCACAGCTGGTTCAAATACCAGAGTTGGCAACAATACCGGATATTGGCATGAATATTCGAACAAGTATCGATGATCTGAATGATGATTATGAATACACCAGAAATGAAACTTATACCATTTACATCCCTGTCGAAGTAGATGGCCGGCAAGTGGCAAAGGCAACGGCGAAATACACCAAAGAAGAAATTGAACAGCAGCAGAAAAGAGATCTTCGAAAGAAAGGCATGAGATAAGGAGGGCAGATATGTATAAATTTGTAGACACTACAGAGAGACAGGAAGAGCAGATACTACCCTCCGAAGCTCTCAATTTTAACGGAGTCTATTTTGAAAATGTAATCCCCGGATATCGGACACTATATGTGTCCGGCCGGGAGATGATCGAAACAGAAATTACAGATTTGGATACGGAGATTATGGATGGATCCAGATATCGAAGAAAACGGTATAAGCCGAGAACGATCACTGTCGGGTATCAGCTGATCGCTAAGAGTAATGCGGAATTCCGGAATGCTTATAACAAATTGAATTCATTACTTGATGTGGCAGAAGCGAAGCTGATCTTCTTGGACGAACCGGATAAGTATTATGTTGGAACGAAGGTGAATGCCGGCGATGTGCCGCATGGCAGGAATGCGATCACTGCAGAAATTGAGTTCTATTGCTCAGATCCATTTAAATATTCCGTAGAAGAGTACGAGGTTGCGCCAACTGCAGATGACGGGACAACATTTGTTGTTGATTATAAAGGAACGTATAAAGCACATCCAACGTTCGAAGCAGTGATGGAAAATGGAGAGAATGGATTTGTCGGATTCGTTGATCAGGATAAACATATTTTACAGTTCGGAAACATCGAAGAGGAAGATGGGGAGACGTACAAAGAAAATGAGACATTGGCTACGCTTCAGGACTTTTTCAATGCACCGGATGATACATCTGGAACGGATTTTATGCATCCTTTCTACGGAGCAAAAGGATCCCTCGGAACATCAACATGGTTTAATACCAAGTTCCTCTCTTTGAAGTCTGCAGGGCAACAGGTTGGCCGCGCAAACGGTGGACTCAGAACCATCATTCTTCCGACGGACTCAACCGGTGATCAGGAAGGGTGTCAGAACTTTTATTCTTATTTCCATATCCTGTTTTATGCCGGATTGATGGGACAGACCGGAGAAATGTGTATTAACTACCTGACAGCGGACGATAAGCTTATTGCCGGTGTGAACTGGTATAAATCGGATATGAGCGGAAATACAGGACATTATGATCTAGTCTGCTACAATCCGAACAAGAAGAGTAACGATCAGCAGGCGGGACGCGTGCTGAAAACGTACACTTATATGACAAGTCATCTGCGGAAGCAAAATCCGTGGTACTGGAACTGGGGACATTGTGATCTTAGAAAAGAAGGCAGTAAACTTACATTTTTCTATAATGGCAGTTATCCGAGCTTCAATATTCCGGAAATAGCGGATATGAAATGTGCCAAGATTCAGATTGCGATTAAGCAGAGAGGAACAAGATCAGGGAATAAGTATCTTACATACAACGGGATCAATGCTTTTTATTTTCAGAAGTTACATGTAAAAAAATGGAGAGATGTACCGAATAAATTTGCGCAGGACTGCAGTTTGATTGCAAATTGTTCAGATGGATCAATTCGGATGAATGGTCTGCCAAAGCCGGATCTGGGAGCTCTTGGGAATGACTGGGAAACATTTTGCTTGAAGCCGGGAGTTAATCAGGTTCAATGCTTGTGCTCCAGCTGGGCGAAGAAACCGACGTTTAAAATGAAGTACAGGGAGGTGTTCTTGTGATCATATATTTTGCTGACAGGGCAATGAACATTCTTGGATCAGCATCTACCGGACTGCCGAAGGGACTAATGATTACAAATGATAAAAAGACAGAAGAAATATCCGAAGGTGTGGCAATCTTTGAATGCAATTTGGATTACAATTTTGTAAATCCGGATGAGGACGAAGAACAGGAAGTTGATGTGAAGAAGCTTGCTGCAGTAGGAAATTTCATCTTAAAACAGAGTGCGGACAGCAGTGAAGTGGAAGTATATACGATTATTGATTCGACGATAGATCCGATTCAAAGGGATGCATCCATCTATGCTGAAGATGCGGGACTGGATCTGTTAAATGAAGTGGTCGGAAAATATGCTGCAGATAAAGCTTATAGCATTGCCTATTACATTAATAAATTTGCATATGATTCCGGATTCGAAATCGGGATCAACGAAGTAAGCAATCTTACAAGAAAGTTATCCTGGGACGGTGAAACTACAGCTACGGAAAGGCTATTGAGCGTAGCTACACAGTTTGATAATGCTGAGATTGAATTCAGCTTCAAAGTCGAGAATATGGCTGTGACTGGAAAATACATCAATGTGTATAAGAAGAGGGGAAATGATTCAGGTGTAACTTTGACCATTGGCAAAGAGGTTAGTGGATTTCGAATCAAGAGTTCTATCGCAGATCTTGCAACAGCATACCGCTGTACCGGCGGAACACCGGAAGGATCAGAAAATCCGATTACATTAAATGGTTATAAGTACGATGATGGAGATTTTTATGTAGAAGGATCCTATGTGAAATCCCGGAAAGCACTGGAAAAGTGGAGCCGGTATCAGATTAAGACAGAAAAGAATAAGAATGATGTTGGGCATATCGTAAAATCCTTTACATACGATACGACATCGAAATCTGAATTGTGCAATCGAGCCGTATCCAGTCTTAAGAAGATCTGTGATGAAGCTGTTACCTATGAGGTAGAGTTGTTATATCTTCCAGATGGGGTGAAGGTAGGTGACACGGTATCCATTGTTGATGATGACGATAATATATATCTTACTGCAAGACTGTTGAAATTAGAGATGTCAGAATCGAACGATACAAAAGAAGCAGAGCTAGGGGATTATGTAAGACAGGGAAGCGGTATTGATGCAAAAGTTATGGAGTTGGCAGAGCGATTTGAGAAGATCGCTAAGAATCGTAATTTTTATACATGGACAGCCTTTGCAGATGATGAAAATGGAACGGGAATTTCGGCCAATGCTTACGGAAAAGATTATCTCGGAATCGCTACGAACCGGCTTGCGAAAGAAGCTGATCTTTCCGATCCAACGCAGTACACATGGGTAAAGATAAAAGGTGAGCAGGGCATTCCGGGAACAGCGGGTAAAGATGGTAAAACAACATATTTCCATATGAAATATTCGGCGGTACCGAACCCGACATCATACAGTGACATGACGGAAACACCAAACAAATATATTGGAACCTATGCAGATTATGAACTGGATGACAGTACAGATCCATCGAAATATACGTGGGGAAAATTCCAAGGCGACAACGGCGAAGATGGTGCAGATGGAATTCCAGGGAAAAATGGAGAGAACGGCGAGACGAGTTATGTGCATTTTGCTTATGCGACCAGTGCGGATGGAAAAACTGGATTTTCGACAACAGATACTGTCGGGAAAACATATATGGGACAGTATGCAGATTTTGAAAAAGCTGATTCTGAAGATCCGACAAAGTATCGGTGGAGTAAATTTCAAGGTCCCCAGGGCCCACAAGGTGAACAAGGACCACAAGGCTTGCAGGGGTTACAAGGTGAGAAAGGTGAACAGGGTATCCCCGGTCCAACAGGAGAGACAGGTGCCACCGGAGCAACAGGTCCCCAAGGACCACAGGGAGCAAAAGGTGATACAGGACCTCAAGGACCACAGGGACCAACTGGACCTCAAGGGCAGACAGGGGATGCAGGTAAAGATGGACAAATGCTCTATGCGACATGTGATACCGCAGCCGGAACCGCAGCGAAAGTTGCAAGTTTGGCGGCTGGAACATTATCTCTCAAAGCCGGAGCAACAGTAGCTGTTAAATTTACTTATGCAAATACCGCATCCAGTCCAACACTTAATATTGCTGGTACAGGTACAAAAGCAATGTATATCCAAGGTGTCCGGGATGTATATTGGACCGACGGAGCAACCGTAACCTTCACATATGACGGCATAAACTGGAGAGTGGCATCCGAACCAGTATATGCGCCAACAGCTACGATCGGTAATGCTGCTGGATTCAATGTGTTTATAGATGGAACCAGTGTACAAGTTAGGAAGGGGACTGAAGAACTTGCATCCTTCAAAGGTGACGAGATTCGATTAGGAGAGGGTGTCGATTGTGCAAAAGTATTTATAGGTGATCTGGAAATAGGTGTAGATGGAGCAGAAACATATCTTAGAAATTCATCTACGAGAATTTCAACGAAGGCATCACATGAGGGCGGATCGGCATCAGTACCATCAGTAGTAGTTAATGATACAGATACGTATGTGAACGGCGAGAGTATGACTGCTTTATTTACAAAGGTGGATAACAAGGCGAACAGAGAGTGGACATTACTAAAGAACCAGACCTCAGCAGGAAACTCCACAATTACAGTCGATGTATCGCAGTATTCAGAGTTCATGATCACGTGCGGACTTGCAAGCAGTACAAATGGAAATTATTACCGAGAACTTGCAAGCACGATCGTACCGGCACAGGTATTAACAAGTCGTTCTGTTGTAGATCACGGGTCCGGTTCACATCAAGCATATTATTCTAGTGCATACAATGGTGGGATCTCATATTTGAGTAGCAATAAGATCAAGATATATAACAACGGAGGTATCACGAGATTATACGCAAGATAACTAGTTGAAAATGAATCTTTCTTGGAAAACTTCTCCTTCTGCTGTATAATCGAGGTGGAAGGAGAGTGTAGTAATAATGAATAAAATGTTACAGTTCTTTAGCGAAAATAAAGCTGCTTTAACTTCAATCGGAATATTACTTACTTTTTTAATCAGCAGTATTTCGCTTTATTTTTCTGTCAGAAACAACAAAGCAGTACATTATGTCAATGCTGTTACCAAAAATAGAGTTGAATGGTTATACAAATTCAGAGAATATATATCAGCCTTGATTAGCACGACAACGATTGAAAATGCGGAGTTAGATGCGAAAGACTTAGACGAATATAGAAAACATATGGGTAGAATAGAAAAATTAAAATATTTAATACATATGCATTTAAATTTCTCGGATAATATTGATGGGAAAATAGATGGTTGCGTAGAAAAATTAGTATCTTATTATAAAGGACTGTTTGAGTTATGTGCGTATTGCAGAGAAAGCTATTGTGAAAATTATTTTGAAACAGAGGGAGCGTTGAAATATTCTATTATTAAAGATTTTATTGCAAAATTTTATGAGGTACCTGCATTTAAAGCAGAAATGTATTATCATCTCTGTAATAACCCTGAAGAAAACGAAAGATTTAGAGTGTTTTTTCGTCAAGAGCTATCTAATTATGTGAAGCAACGGAATGAGTATATAGAAGAACTTTTAAGGCATGTTCGAGTTTATTTGAAATTTGAATGGAATAGAATCAAAATTGAAGCGTCTGGAAGGACATATAAGAAAAATAAACAAAGCAAAGATTTAAAAAAATTGTATGAATTATATGATCGCAATAATAACAAGAAGAATCATAACGAGAGAGGTTAACGCCTCTCTTTTTTTATGCAAAGAGGTGAACACATGGAAATCAGAGCAAGACCGTAAGGTCTTATTTTTATACGCAAAATTAAAGAATCGAGGTACATAGAGT